GGCAACCACCCGGCTCCTCAACAACGTACAAATGGGTTTGTGAGCAGTGGTCTAAGTCGATCCCTTACTTGAACCGGGCTACGATACAGGCAACATTCCGCGAAGTGTTTGAACCGTAATGGCTATCACCACTAGAGCGACAAAGGGTAGCCCGCTCACCCACACCGAGGTTGACACCAACTTCACGGATCTTCGCGACAACAAAGCTGGTTATGTGACCGGCGATGGTGGTGCGGTTACGCAGGCAACGTCTAAAAGCACAGGCGTGACGTTGAGCAAAAAGTGCGGTCAGATTACTTTGAACGGTGCTGCACTGGCAGCTGACACCACGGTGTCATTCACGTTGACGAATACAACGGTTGCAGCGACTGACATCATTGTCTTGAACCACGTCAGCGGTGGTACGGCTGGGTCTTATCTGTTGAATGCTCAGGCTGCTGCAGGTTCAGCCAGCATCAATGTCCGCAACATCACCAGTGGCTCCCTATCTGAAGCCATCGTCATCGGTTTTGCTGTAGTTAAAGCTGTTATTGCTTAAGCATGGCCTACGTCGTCACCGGCTACTGGAACGCTGGATATGACGACCAGCAGTCCAGCGCCGACATCACCAGTCAGCTCCAAGGCATCGCGCCAACGGAGGTTATTGAGCTGTTTCAGCTTGAGCTGAACGCTGATCAGCATGGCGTCAACCAGACGTATTACTTTGACGGTGGTCGCCAGAACGACGGTCATGGCGTGACGTTTGGCGGGCAGCTTTACACCTCCATTCCGATGGAGGCTGACGGCTTTGCCTACAACGGACAGGGCAGCTTGCCGCGTCCAACGCTTCGGATCAGCAACCTGTTCAGCACCATCACGGCGTTAATTGCAACGCTGCCAAACGGTCTGGAGGGCGCAAAGGTCACACGCATCCGCACCTTGGCGCGGTACATCGATGATGTGAACTTCACCGGCCAGCCCTTTCTGCTGATCACAGAAGGCGGTGACCTGCTCACCACTGAGTCTGGTGATTTCTTTGAAGGCATTGGGTCTGAAGGCAACCCACATGGAACGCCAGACAGTACAGCAATTTTCCCCAGGGAGATCTATTACGTTGACCGCAAATCGGCTGAAAACCGCAACCTGATTGAGTTTGAGCTGGCCTCAGCGTTCGACCTTGCTGGGGTCAGGGCACCAAAGCGTCAGTGCATCAGCCGTTGTCAGTGGGTCTACAAGTCTGCTGAGTGTGGCTATGACCCGACGGTTGGTCCGGGCAAGGTTGTGGATGGTGTGACCTTCACTCGTTTCAACGCCAATGACGAGGAGGTAACTAGCGATGCTGATGACGTGTGCGGCAAGCGTCAAAGCAGTTGTGAGTGCAGGTTTGGCGAGAACAAAGAGCTACCGTTTGGTGGGTATCCGGGCATTGGTACGTTCTTCTCATGACCTGGCGCGATACAGCACTTCAAGATGCAAAGGACCGCTATCCATGGGAAGCGGTTGGCCTTGTGGTTGTAGTTAAGGGGCGCAGGAAGTATTGGGCGTGCCGGAATATGGCGCACAACATGCAGGACATGTTTGTGCTCAACCCTGAGGATTATGCGGCTGCAGACGATGCAGGTGAGATTGTCGGCATTGTCCATAGCCATCCGAAGACTGCACCAGTCGCCAGCGAGGCTGACAAGGTGTCAGCTGAAAAACACGGCCTGCCTTGGTACATCGTCAATCCGAACACTGAGACCTGGGGCGAGTACATACCCTGCGGTTACAAGGCCCCGTTGATTGGTCGTCAGTGGACGTGGGCAGTCAATGACTGCTGGACGCTTGCCCGTGATTGGTACGCAGAGCAGGGCATCAACCTGCGTGACTGGGACAGGCCAGCAACACCAGAACAGTTTTTAGCTGCTCCAATGTTCGATGGAGCGTGGGCTGCGACTGGCTTTCGGGAGCTTGCAGAAGATGAGCCCTTGGAACGCGGTGATCTGTTGTTGATGCAGATCAACGGCAATGGGCTGAATCATTGTGCGGTCTACATCGGTGATGGCATGGTGCTGCATCACCTTTCGGAGAGGTTGTCCTCTAGAGATCTCTATGGGGGCTGGCTACAATCATGCACAGGGAGGCGGCTGCGTCATGTTGCGTAAGGTCAGGCTTTACGGGCAGCTTGCTGAGTTTGTTGGCCGCAAAGTAATTGAAGCTGATCTGTCATCTGCTGCAGAAGCAGTGCGGATGCTGATTGCTAATTTTCCTGAGCTGGACCGCCACATGGCCGATCAAAATTACAAGGTGCTTGTGGGTGATGGCGCGTTGACGCTTGACGACCTGCATAACCCTGTAGGGCAAGAAGAAATCAAGATCGTGCCGGTAGTTGTTGGTGCGGGTGGTGATGTAGGGAGAACACTTTTAGGAGCTGCTCTGCTTACAGCCTCTTTCTTTTTTCCTGCAGCCTCTGGCCAAGCCGCTTTAACGCTATTTGGCAGCACTTTTACAGCAACCGGAGCTGTCTTGTTCAACATTGGTGCAGCTCTGACATTGCAGGGAGTTGCTGGACTAATTTCTCCAGTGCCTGGTCTTCCCCAAGGTCCAGACACCGAGCAAGATCCACGCAAGTCGTTCTCGTTCTCTGGCATTCAAAACACCTCGCGTGGTGGAACGCCAGTTCCAATCGTTTACGGCAAAACATTGACCGGCAGTGTTGTTATCTCTGCTGGCATTGACACTGAGCAGGTGCAGGTATGACCACGATCATCGGTTCAGGCGGTAGCAAAGGAGCACCTCCTGGTAGTCGTTCACCTAAGACGACACCTGACAGTCTTGACTCGCGTCAGTATGCGACCGTTCTTGACCTTATTTCTGAAGGCGAGATTGAAGGTTTAGTTGACGGCAACAAATCAATTTTCCTGAATGGCACTGCGCTTGAGAACGCGCAAGGCGAGTTTAATTTTGAGGACGTTACTGTCTACACCCGCAACGGTACACAGGCGCAAACTTACATTCCGATTACGTCTGGAACGGAAAACGAGCGCAGTGTCAACCGCCCTGTTCTGCAGTCTGTCCCAGTTATCGAGACAATTACTGACGATGACGTTGATGCAGTCCGTGTGACCGTATCAATTCCATCGCTGCAAAGGATCAATAACGAAAACGGCGACACGCTTGGAGCCAGCGTACAGCTCAAGATCTTTGCTCAGTATGCAGGCGGTGGTTTTAATGATGCGTTGATTGATGACACGATTTCAGGCCGTACTGCTGATCTATATCAGAAGGATTATCTGATTACGCTGAATCGTCCTGTCGCAACCGACAACGTTGACATCAAGGTTGAGCGAGTTACCGAAGACAGCAATGATGCTCTGCTGACCAACGCCTTTACTTGGTCAAGCATGACCGAGATCAAGTATGCAAAGCTGCGTTATCCCAACAGCGCGTTAGTTGCGTTGCGTGTTGATGCTGAGCAGTTCAGCAACATTCCAACGCGCAAGTATTTGGTTAAAGGCGTCAAGGTTGCGATTCCTGCTGGCGTTACCGTTGACTCCGACACTGGGCGGATCATTTACCCAGAAAACTTTGTCTGGAACGGCACGCTTGCTGCGGCAACTTGGACTTCATGTCCTGCGTGGATTCTCTACAACATTTTGACCAACACTCGTTACGGGTTTGGCAATCATATTGATACTGCGCAAATTGACAAGTATGCGTTTTTTGCAGCATCGAAATACGCCAACGCCTTAGTTGACAATGGCTTTGGCGGTCAAGAGGCACGATTTAGCTGCAACACCACGATTCAAACAGCAGAGGAATCTTTCAAGCTAGTCAATGACTTGCTGTCGGTGATGCGCTGCCAAGGCTTCTGGGCAGCGGGCAGTCTGACGATCGAGCAGGACGCACCAAAGGACGCTGCCTATCTGTTCACCACCGCCAACGTCACAGAGGATGGATTTAACTACAGCGGCAGCAGCCTGAAGACTCGCCCGACTGTTGTTGTCGTCAGCTACCTAGACATTAATCTGCAAGATACGGCTTATGAGGTCGTTGAAGATCACGATGGCATCGCCAAGTACGGCGTGGTGCGTAAGGAGTTCAGCGCCTTTGCCTGCACTAGCCGTGGTCAGGCGGCACGCATCGGCAAGTGGATTCTGTATTCCGAGAAGTTCGAAAAAGAGGTTGTCAGCTTCACTAGCAGCCTTGATGCAGGGCAAACTGTGCGCCCAGGGCAGATCATTCAGATTGCAGATCCTGTAATTTCTGGTGCGCGTAAAGGTGGGCGCATCAAATCTGCCACCAGCAACACGATCACTGTTGACGACACCGCCAACACGGATCTGAATTTTGGCACTGGGTCGTTCTTGTATGTGATCTTGCCGGATGGAACGGTTGATGGTGAAGTTGCAGACGAGAAGCTGCGCGTCACTGACATCACCAATGGCGTCATCACGGTGGATCGTGACTTTGCGGCTACGCCAAATGCCAACAGCATTTGGGTGTTGGAAAGCCTTGGTCTAGGCGACAACAACATCCAGCCAACCACTTGGCGTGTGCTGTCAGTTGAAGAGCAAGACAACATGCTCTACACGATCAATGCTGTTGCTTACAACGCCAGCAAGTATGCGTTTGTTGAGGATGGCGAGGCGCTACAAACACGCGACACCACCAACCTTGATGTCATCCCTGAGCCGCCAGAAGATCTTGAGGTTTTGGCAACGGTGCCTGTTGGCGGAACCGTTCCAACCAAGGAGGTCCAGTTTGTCCTGAATGGTCAGGTTGCCATCAAGATCACATGGCATTGGCGCGTTCCAGCTGGTCAGACCACTAAGCGGTTCCGCGTTCGTTACCGCCACGAGGATGACAACTTCACTGAGGTCATCGTCCAGGGCACAACGTTTGACATCCTTGATGCAAAGGTCGGCAATTATCAGGTTCAAGTCAGCTGCATCAGCAGCAGCAACATCTTGTTCAGTAAGCCGACGCTGGCGAACTACACGGTGCAAGGCTTAGGTGCCGCACCAAATGACATCCGTGATCTGAGCTTGACGCCAACAACTGACACGTTGGCGATTTTGTCTTGGAAAAAGGTTGATGAGCTTGACGTACAGCTAGGTGGCCGCATTG